CAAATGTAATCATAATATATTAGTTGCTAATGCTTAATGCTTCGTCATATAAACTTCTTAGTAATTGTTGTAGATCAACTCTATCATTCTTTATCTCTAAGTTGTCTACATAGTTGTTAAGTATTGTTAATGTATCTTCTGCTTCATCTACTATATCGTCATCATCTTCCATATCTAAATGTAAATGATCTTGTACTACTTGGATATGTAATGGATCAACAGCCTCAAGTTTCTCTATATAAAGATCAAATAATGTAGGGTTATCTTTAGTTTTTATCACAACTTTTACACTACATCCTGTAAAATCTTTAAATTGTTCGGTCTGTTCTAGCAATCCAGCCATATCTAAATCTGTATCATCATACCATACCTTATGGAATAGTGTATGAGGATTAGGTACAAACTCTAATGTCCTTGTTGTAGTATCTAAGATATGAAAACCTTTTACATCATCATAATCACTCCAAGTCATTTCATAAGGACAACCAAGATAATTTACATTACCAGTTGTACTCTTATGATGATAATGACCACTACATACTAATTCAAACTTCTTAAGCCATTGGTCTGATATACCATGATCAATGAAACCACCCTTGAACATTTGATAACCAGATAACTCTAAGTGTCCTAATAGTATTTGTGCTGATGTCTTATCTGCCATAACAAATGTTTCTTCTTCATTGTCTTGACAGATCCATGGTACTAACATAATCTCAGTACCATCTATTTCAATTACTTTAGGTTTAGTATAAGTTGTAATGTTTGTATATTCTTCCATCAAGAGGTCAACTGAATTGACCTCGAGTGTGTTCTTGTAGACGCTATCATGATTTCCGACGATAACATGCATCCTGATTCCATTGTCGTATAGTCCTTGGAAAAACATCTCTCGTGCACGTTTGAGTGACGTGAATGAAATATACTTTCTGCGATCGAAAGTATCACCAAGATTAATAACAGTGTCAATGGACCTGCGCTTAAGTTCTGGGAAAAATATGTTCTCATAGAATTTTTCAAAGTGATCATGTACTCTTTTACTATCATTTCTTGCTCCAAAGTGTTGGTCGGTTATTAAGGCTATCTTCATTCAGCAAATTTCTCCAGTCCTTCTGTCTTCTTTTTCTTTCTTGCTTCCTTCTTCTCAGCTTCTTTTCTTTCAAAGTTCTCTACAAAGTCAGTCATGTAAGGTGTATCTAAGTTTACATATGCACCTTGGTCTCCTTTCTCAGGGTTTCCATCACTGGTTGCTAACTCATCAAATATAACACTTCGTTCTAATGACTTGTGTTTGATGTATAGTTGTTTCTTTTCTCTTTGTATTCTTCGCAGGAATGCATAATATATAATTTGAGTGAAGTACGCAAAAGGATTATTAGACTTCTCCGGATTGAAGTTGCCGATATAATTTACGCAGTTCTCGATACCATCACTTATCATTTCATCTCGATAAGTATAGTTAATAAAGTTTGGTTTTGTAGATAACCTTGTTGATATCTTCAATAGACATTCTCCAATGTACTCAGGTATCCTTGGCTTATCACCATCTGACTCCTCAGCTTCTTTAACAGCATCAAGATAATTTTTCATCTCTTCATACAGTCGTTTGTTATCTACGTAATGTTCTGATTTTGCTCTTGGCATTAGTGTATAGTCGTGTTAGCTTCTCCTGATAGTTCAGATTCAATATCTATATCTACATCAGCGTCTAACAGTCTCTCCTCAGTTTTTCTTAATAGTTGTTCTAACTTATCTTGTTCTTGTAATGAAATAATGGCTCCTCTTTTCTTACTAAAGTTCAAGTAATGTTGTAGTGTATTGTCCTCTAATCCGTATTTTAAGGCAACGATATTCTTGCGTTCTACCTCAATTTCATTGTCTTTTGTAAACATTAACCAGTGTGATACTGATAACATTGGACCAAATGGTGTGTTTTGTTTATGTACTAATACAGGATTGATGAGTTTAAAGTATAAAGGATTTGCACCTTGCTCGACTATTGATATCAGTTCTTCTCCTGATGTTAGTTTGATAGTTGCTATATTATCCATTAGTGTTTTAGTGCTACCTTATATAATTTATAGTCAAACTTTTCTTCGTTATACATTTTTATTCTTTCTGCAAAGTGTTCTAATGTATAGTTTCTTTTTGACTTCCAAGCTAAGTTATCTGCTATGTCAAATAACGTTGCCATTTCTTTTCCTTCTCCTTGTCTAAGACCTCTACCAATACTTTGTAAAACTCTTATTCTACTTTTACTTGGAGAACAAAAAACTATGTTATGTAATCTCTTGATGTTTACTCCAGTACTAAATGTACCAAAACTTGCAACAATGATTGCATTCTCTTCTTGTTCAACAATGTGTCTTATATCTTCTCTAGCGTCACCATCAACTTGTCCACTGACAAAAAATACTTTTCTATCTTTTTCAATAGAGTTCTTAATTGCATTTTCTATTTCAGTATGTAAAACAGTTCCATGCTTCTCAACAAATTGATATAACATTAGAGTATTACCATTAAGACTCAATGCTAAATTTCTAAGGAATCTATTTCTAGCTTCATTACGAACTAAAAAATCTACCTCGTCTTGGTATTTATCATCCTTATGTAATTTTTTTATCTCTTCAGGATAGTCTAACTCAATACATTTTACATTAAATGCTGACAAAGTTCCTTCATCAATAAGCTCAGATGTAGTAGTTACTTTTTCTACTCCACCAAACAATCCTTCTAAAACTAATTTATGTGTAAGTGTTCCATCTAATGTTCCAGTGAAACCAAATTTGTATGGAACAGTTACTGTCTTAGTCATGATAGATGTTAAACTTTTACTCTTAAACAAATGAGCTTCGTCTCCAATAATACATTCGAACTGCTCAAACCATTTCTTAGGTTGTTTGTGTATTGATTGCCATGTACTAATTGTTATTGGATTGTCTGTATCCTTTTCTACTCCAGCTGTTATCATATGTGGATCACCTTGATATCCATATGACTTAAAGTCTCCAGCCATTTGTTGTACCAATGATATAGTTGGTACTATGATTAGTGTTTTCTTTTTTAGATATGCTGCTAGTAAATAAATGATTAATGATTTACCACTAGCTGTTGGTGATAACATTAATGCTCTTTTCTTTTTTACTGCATGAGCAAATGCATCTAGTTGATAATCTCTTACTTCAAATGGTAAGTCTAAAGTACTTGCAAATTGTTTAGCTTCTGCAACACTGAACTCATCATCTGTAAACTCTGACTCAAAAGCATATCCTCTTTCATCACAGAATCTTTTTACATGATGTAGTAGTCCTCTATAGATTCTTCTTGTTTGAGGATTGAATAATCTAATCTTACCATCCCAAAACTTATTTCTAACAGCAGGCATATATTGCATACCAGGAACAGTGAACGTGAAGTAGTCTTGAAGTTCCCAACAAGTTCCTCCATCACAATCAAGTTCCATGTGGACATGGTTTACATGCTTAGCTGTTATTGTTTCCATTAGATTCCAACTTTAAACTTTTCCCATTGAATAGCAGCATTAATGTTGAAACCTCTATTGTTTAGAGATTTTACTATTGACTCAAGGAAGTCTACTTTTTCTTTCTGGTAAGCTATTTTCAAATTGTTATCAACCCAGTTTTGATCTGCGTCAATATAATTACCTATATCAGCTTTGAGGATCCTTACATTTATCTGATCCCATCCTCTATCTTTTAACTCTTCGTAATCAAAATTACCTTGGTAGTAATCCCATAAGTCTTTGTGTAATTGTTTTGCTTCTTGTTCTAGTTTTCTAAGAACAAGTCTTTCAGTAGAATACATTTTGAAATACTTAGAATGTAGCTGTGGTATCTTTGTAGCTTCAGTTCCAAGATCAGTTCTATCTACTGGGGCATCTTTATGCCATTGGTTTTGTATCTCGTCTAGTGTCATATTTTTTCTCAAAGTAAAGTCTTATTGTAGCTTTTCTCCATACGGCTACAAAGAATAATATACTCGTAGTGGCTATTGTAATCTGAAACGCATTAAAAGACAACAGGTCTAAGCAAATATATACAATAAGAAAGTTCAAGGGAAACATAATCAATGTCCCTAACAATGTATCTGTTATAGCCTCTTTAATGGCTCGTATTTTTCTTTGTTCCAATTATTAATTTATTTCAAAAGTTCTATATCTAAATGTAGCTGTACATTCAACATAGTCAATATCATTCGCCTGTGTTGTAAATGGTAGGTCTGAAAGTGATGTTGGATAGAGTTCTCTAAATGTGATCTCTTTGTTTGAATTCATTGCACTATTCAAAAGAATAAGTGTTCCGTCACAAAACACGCCATCATCACCTCCAGGGTTAGCATTCTGTTGCTTCCATGCTGTGCTGTCGCTGAAGTCTTCAATACGTGTTATGGATTGAATCCAACTATAAAGTTCCTTATAGTTATTCATATCTTCGTCAACTCTAAATGTGATAACTAGATCGCCATATGTTACCAAGTCTCCAGGATACTTTATCCTGTTAGAGAAAGGTGTTGCAATCTCAATATTACCAACATCAACTGATGGTAATGCTACGTTCTGGATAAAGTAATTCACATTAGGAAGTTTCTTTATCATAAACTTAGCACCTATCTGCGATAGGAAGTTTGTGTTATCTGGTTGAGTCTTAAAAGTTGCCATAACAGTATTTATCTTACTTCAATTACTTGCTGTTCACAAACTCATTCAACTCATCTGCATATGCTATAACATCTGCTGGTGTAATTGATTGAGATGGAATTGGTTTCTTATCATCGGGATGATTGTCGTTGTGATTATACGCAGCGTCAATTTTCCTTTGTAAGTTTTCATAGAGCATACCTTGTGCCATGCTCAGTAAGTCGGCACGAATCTCGTACCCTGATTTATTATCTGACATAATTCCTCCTGTGTGTATGTGTGTTACGTCAATGTAGTATTATACTACACAGGTATTTATAAGTCAACTATGCAGCTAACTGTTTATTGATTGTAATGATATCTTGAAGAAGATGTCTAGCAGCATCATTAGTATACTCAGAGAATCCATTTAGATACATGAAGTATCCAGGATCTGTTTGAGCATTTTCATCATCTTGAACTAACCATCTAAGAGCTTGCATTCTATTCTCTGCACCAAGTTCTTCTTGGATCCAGAATAGTCTTTCTTCAAACTCTTCGAGTCTTTCAACTTCCAAAGCCTTCTCTTCGTCATAGACTTTGTTAGCATAAGCATTCAGCTCATCAAGATCAACTCTAAGCTGCTCGACAGTTCTATTGTTATAGAAGTCGCCTCTAGGTCTCATCCCATAAGCACGCTTGTACTCATCTGAGATATACTGGAGCAGTTGCTCCTTCTCT